CCCCGGCGACGTCGACGGCCGGGTCGGGATCCGCGTGTTCCCCCTGGCCGACCTCGACCGCGAGGCCGAGCGGGACCGCATCGACTCGCTCGCCGAGGCGGCCGACCGGGTGGCCGGGGGGCTGCCGATCGAGCCCGAGGAATTGCAGCTCCTGATGGACGAGGCCGAGGCCCGGGAGGAAGACTACCCCTCGCTCTGGCAGCCCCCCTGGGAGGACCGGCCATGAGCAGCATCCCCCGCGAACACCTGCCCGGGCTGGCCTGGATCGATCGCGAGCTGAGGACGGTCGCCAACCGGGCGGCCCTCCACGGGCCGGGCTTCCTGCCCGGGCTCGCCGAAAAGCTGGAACTCGGCGAGGTCGACCCATCCGGGGCGCTCGCCGACCTCCACCCGGTCGAGGCGGAGGCCATCCGCCGCCTCGGCCTCGCCTGCGTCCGGGAAGTCCTCCGGAGGTCCGACCCTAACGCTTGAGAGGAGCCTGTTGATTGCGACGGATCACCGACCCCGAAACCGCCTCATCCGGCGGTAAATTGGATGGTACGCGCCGACTTATCTATCTTTTGATGGTCGTAAGTCGTTGCGATGCGCGGATTTCGGCGGAATCTTCTTGGCGCCTTAAGTTGGCGCGTTCAAGATGGTCGACGTGACGATCGCGCGATCCGCGCGCGACGGGACGAGGCCCCCGGTGTGGAAACACCGCGGCCCCGTCCCATCAACCCCGCGTCATTTAAAGATCCGCCCGCGGTTGTCCCCGGAAAGTTCGACCGCCGGCAGCCCACGAGAAGCGACGACAGAGTCATGTCAAATCTAGCAACTCCGGCCGCTCGGCGGAAGCCGGGTGTCGTGGAAACTCCGCGCACCAACGGCCGACCCAAGCCCCCGCCCGGCCTCACTCGCCCCGCGATCACCGGCGGATTCGCGTACCCCGACGAGTTCGACGATCAGGACCCGCCCGGGTCGGCCCGGAAGGTCTTCCGCCACCTGGAGCGGCGGGCCCGCGAGTTCCACGACTGCTGCACCTGGGATGCGACCCGGAAGATCGCCAGGGGGACCGGCCTCGCCGAGAGCACGGTCCGGGCCGAGGCCCTGCCCTGGCTGGCCCAACGCGGCTGGATCACGCGAACGGTCGAGATTTATCGGGGCAAGCGGGTGAAGGTCACCTGGTGCCGCTGGTTACTGACGGACCCCGGCCCCGAGCCCGAGGCCGAAGCCGAAGCCGAAGCGCGGCGGCGCGGCGCCTGGGATGGGGCGGTCGTCGACTTCGGGGTTGGCATCCGCTACGACGTGGACGCGAAGCGGGTCATCCCCCCGAAGCGGAAGCCGGCCGACGACCTGCCCCTCATCCGAAGCGCGGAAACCTGCGCCAAAAGCGCAGAAACCTGCGCGCAGAAACCTGCGCCAGAGAGTTCGAACGAATTCTCTTCGAACGAATACAGAAACGTTACGTTAACGCGGCTCGCGCCCGGGGGGGATCCGGAGCCCGAGGCCAAGCCGGTCGATCCACCCCCCGCGGAGGCGCCCCCGCCGCCCCCGCCCCCCCCTGCCACTCCGCCCCCCCCTGCCACTCCGCCCCCCCCTGCCACTCCGCCCCCCCCTGCCACTCCGCCGGACGAGACCCAGGTCTCCGAGTGGATCGCCCTGGCCCGGCATCCCCGCGCCAACTCGCTACTCCGGAAGGTGGCGCTCTGGGGTTTGCAGGATTGCGGGCGGCTGCCGGAGGACCTCGCCGGCTCGGTCCCGGAGAAGCCCGTCGTCGTCCCCGAAAAGCCCCGGCCGAAGGCCGCCCCCGCGCCGGCGACGACGGAGGACCTGCTCCGGCGACTGGCCAATCCGGGCGGGTCCGAGGCCGGCGAGAAGCTGGTGAGGGAGCTGGCCCGGCGGTTCGCCGCGGAATGGGACGACCCGGGCTCCGTGAATGGGTTCGCCGCCCGGCTCCGGGATGCGGCCAGTCGCAAGATCCAGCTGAAGCCGGTCATCAAGTCCTACCAGGTCGCCCGAAAGGCGACCAAGGCCGGGAGCAAGGGGGCCATCTTCCATTTCACGCTGAACGGCCTGCTCTCGCCGGGGGCGGACCTGTGAAGCACGCCCACGCCAGGTCCGGGATCAGGATCGTCGAGTCCGAACCCAGCAGCTACCGGATCGCGGTCAACGGCGTCCCGGTCGGCCCCGCCCTGCCGACGGGCCGGGTGGCCTGCCTGATCTCGCTCTGGCTCCAGTCCTGCCAGGCGGACCTGCTGGCGGCGATGCGGATGGGCGAGATCGAGCGGTGGCTGGCCGTGGAGCGGCTCGAATCGGAAGGCCCCGACCTCGCCGAATGGGAGCTGGTCGCGGGACACCGGCTCGCCCGGATCGAACCCGGGGCCGGCCCGGAGTCGCCCCCGGCCCTGGAGGCATCCCGATGAGGATCGCGGCGCGCAAAAACCCGCCCGTGGTTCCCCGGATAAGTTCCCACGGGCGGGCGGCGACAGAGAGCCAAACCGACCACGGAATTGTATCTCAATTCGGCGCGAATTTCAACGCGAAAATCCTTACGATTTCAGGAATTTACGTCGATTTTTCGGGTCGAGACGCGGGGCCCCCGTGGCGCGGCGAATGGGACGCCACGTCGCGCCGGTCATGCACCGTGCATAGGGGGCGCGGCCGACCGCCCCGGGGTCGGGCCGGGGGGGCTTATGCACGGTGCATGGAATTTCCGATAGAACGTCGTGGACAACTGACCCATTGGAGGCATAGGCCGTGCGAGTGCTGACACTCTTGAACCAGAAAGGGGGCGTCGGGAAGTCGTCCTGCTCGCATCACCTCTCCGGGGCGCTGGCCCTGATGGGGAGGCGTGTGCTCCTGGTCGACAACGACCCCCAGAGTTCTTTGAGCCAGGGGTTCTTCGGGCCCGTGGCGGCCCTCTCGATCGACCCGTCCCAGACCGTGGCCGCGCTCTACCGGGGCGACCGCCCCTTCCCCGAGCAGGTCATCCGCCCGACCGGCTTCGCCGGGATCGACATCCTTCCCGGGTCGGTGGCGGCCACGGACTTCAACGTCCCGCGCCCGTTCGAGGCCGACGACGACGCCCAGCACTGCCTGCGATCCTTCCTGGCCGAGGCCGCCGGCTCCTACGACGTCGCCCTGATCGACTGCCCGCCGAACCTCCACCTCTGCTCGTGGGCGGCGCTGGTGGCCTCGGATCACATCGTCGTCCCGATGCAGCCCGAGGACTACGGGGCGCAGGGCATCGGGGCGGTCTCCGAGTCGATCGAGCGGGTCCAGGCCGGACCGAATCCGTCGCTCGATTTGCTGGGATACCTGCTCACCCGGGTGGGCAAGAAGGCGGTCCACCAACTGTACGAGAATCGCCTGAGGTCGCTGTACGGGGAGGACGTCTTCGCAGCGCGTGTCCCCGACGCCGTGGCTTACGTCGAGGCGATCGCGGCCCGGAAGCCGATCGGGTTCTATCGGCCCAAGGGGGCGCCCGCCCAGGCGATCCGGGACCTGGCGGCCGAGCTGCTGTCGAGGGTCGAGTCCAGGAGCGGCGCGGCGACCGCGATGGGGGTGGCGTGATGGCGTCGAAGCTGGAGAAGTTGGGCCGGGAGTTCGGCGGGAATGTCGACGAAAGCATGGGCGCCAACCGGCCCAAGGGAGCCGCCACCCCGACCCCGGCGCCGGCGAAGCCCGGGCGGATGAGGGGCGTCGAGCGGAGCAAGAACGTGGCGGAGATCCCGATCGAGAAGATCGACCGGGACCCGGGCCAGCCTCGCGAGGATTTCGACCAGGCCGAGCTGGACCGGCTGGCCGATTCGCTCAAGGCCCACGGCCAGATCTCGCCGATACGGGTCCGGTGGGACGAGGCCAGGGACCGGTGGGTCGTGGTCGTCGGCGAGCGCCGATGGCGGGCGGCCCGGCAGGCGGGGATCGCCGTGATGACCTGCGTCATGGAGCAGAGGGAGCTGGAGCCGGGCGAGCTGCTCGCGCTCCAGGTCATCGAGAACAGCATCCGGTCCGACCTGAAGCCGATCGAGGAGGCCCGGGCCTACCGCGTGCTGATGAGTCGCTTCGGCTGGTCGGGCAACAAGCTGGCCCAGGAGATCGGGGTCAACCAGTCGAGCATCTCCCGATCGCTCGCCCTCCTGAGCCTGCCGGAGGAGGTGCAGGCCATGGTCGAGAGCGGCGGCCTGAACCCATCGACGGCCTGCGAGGTGTCCAAGGTCGAGGGGGCCGAGGCACAGCGCGAGGTCGCCGAGAGGATCGCGTCGGGGGGCCTGAGCCGGACCGACGCGATCGAGGAGGTGCGGAAGGCCACTCGCGAGCGGACACCGAGCAAGGGCCCCGCGAAGGGCAGGGGGGCGAAGTCGCCGAAGCTCCGTACCGACCGCGTCTTCAACGAGGCACCGTTCCGGTTCGCGGTGACCAACCGCAAGGGGATCGATCCCGCCGCGCTCCACGGCGCGATCCTGAGGCTAGCCGACCGCGTCAAGTCCGAGATCGGCGAGATGGAGCCGGCCGGGGCGTGAGCCGGCTATGCACGGTGCATAGCCGCGGGATGGGACCGGCTATGCACCGTGCATAGCATCAGGAACCCGAGGCGCGCGAAAAGGGGGCCGTCCCAGCCGGGACGGCCCCCCTCGCACGCGCTTATTCACGGTGAATCGCCGGGCCGAGTGTCTTCACAGACTCGCCACCCCATAGGCGAACAGGTTCCCTACGAAGCCGGTTCCCTGATAAGTAATCATGAATGGCGAGCAGTTAAAGGTCGCCGGTCCGACCCGGGCGGAGACCGTGCCGTCGTAGCAATACGCTTTGCCGTCCGGAGCGAGCCGGCCCATGGAGTCGGAGGATAGGCCGATCGCTATGTTTGTACCCTGCTGCTGATTACAGGACAAAGTAATTTGGATGAAGCAGCATTGCGACCCCAGGATGTACGTTCCTTGTGCCTGGGAGTAAGTACCCTGGTTGCATGCCACCGAATCGCCCGGCCCGGCGAACCAACCGGAGGTCCAATCGAAGTTTGGCCCCAGGCCGCCCCCGTAGACCAGGGGCGTCTCGATCGGGCCCGCCGCCGTGTACGTGGTCCCATATGTGCCACCGTTATGAACCTGCCAGTAGTACCACGACAGGACGAGGTTGGACTTGGGGATATCGCAGGGGGAGCAATAGAGGGAGGGCGGTGGCGGGGGGCCGCAGTCGCAGCAGCCGGGGGCGAGCTCTCCCATGCCCATCAGGCTACCCCCGAACAGTCGTGGCCTTCGAGCCAATAACGACCGTACATGGTGTTGTATTCGATACGCTGGCCCTGAACGACCTGCGTGCCAGTCCAGTTCAGCACGGTGATCGTCCCGCCGAAGGGGGCGAGCACGGTCCCCGTATAGGTCAGGGGCTGCACGGTCCCCGAGCCGGGCGTCTCGCCGGAGCGGGGTTGGAGGATGGTGGTGGTCTTGCCCAGGTAGGCGGCCGGCGGGAAGCGGACGCCGATCGCCGTGCCCGAGGGGCCGGAGGTCGAGTAGAGCCCGGAGTCGCGGGCCACGGTCACGCGCATCGAGCGGACCCAGGCCAGCAGCGCCTTGTACCAGGACGCGCCGGGGGGCGGGTCGGACTCCTGCAAGTCGGGTGGTTCGGTCATGGCCCGCCGGGGTCAGTGGGCGAAGAGCTGGTTGAGGTCCGCGATCGGGAGCAGGTAGGCCGGGTTGGAGATCAGCTCCTGGTCGGCGACCAGGGTGGTGCCGGTGGCCGCCGCGTCGGCGACCTGGATCGGGGCCTCGAAGCCCATCCCGTCGTCGCGCATGATCTGGTTGTGGGGGATCGCCCGGTACGAAAACTCATGCGTGGCTTCGAATGATGGGACCCCGCCCAAGGTGAGCTCGCCGCCGCTGGAGCAGCCCCGGTAGAGCACGGTCCCCGCCGGGCGTCCCAGGAACGCGACCTCGTTGACGCAGCCGGCCAGGCTATCGTACAGGTCGTCGTTCAGCGCCGGGAGCCGGTGGAACGTGAGGCCGTATTCCACGGTCAGGACCGGGATTCCGACGTCGTGGTTGGGCCGCTTGCTATCGCTCGGAAACTGGTAGGCGAAGCCCGGGCGGGTGACCATCTCGACGCCATTGCGTCGCTGGCGGGTCACCAGCGGATAGGGGCCGGTGTAGTCATATTTGGGTGTGCGGAACCGAACGTCCACGAAGTAGTCGGCGAAGCTGAATCCGGTCGAGCCACCGCCCAGGCTGATCGCGGCCCCGGGCGCCGGGTAGGCCCGCAACGAGTAGGCGTAGCAGTTGGACTCGTAAGGGTGGAGCATCGGGACCAGCCGGGAGACCGAGTAGCCGCCGATCACGACGGCCGTCGACGGGGAGCCGGCGACGGCCAGGCGGAAGGCCCCCAGGTCGGCCCCGCTCACCCAGAACGAGAGCGAGCCGTCGACGCCGTTGTCGCTGACTTGCAGATCGATCCCCTCGTCCCGGATCTGCGCCGAGGGGGCGGCGGCCTGGACCGAGGCCAAGGTGCTCATGCGCGACTCCGATCAGGGGCCGATGCGGCCGTTGTTCTGGGTGTTCTGGACCAGCTTCACGGTCTGGTCTTTGAGCTGCTCGGTGAGGGTGACGAGCTTCTTCTGGGCCTCGATCCCCGAGGACTCGACGGAGCGGGCGAAGTCGCCGGCGTCGATCCGGTCGACGCCGCGGTGGGCCGCCGCCTCGGGCGGGCTCATGGCCCGGGCGTGGGCGTCGTCGCCGACCTTGGCGAACCATTCGGTCGCCTTCTCCCGGGCGGCCAGTCCGGCGCCCTTCTCGTCCATGCCGCGGCGCACCAGCTCTTGCTTCAGGCCGATCTCGACCTTGTGGATCGTGGCGTATTGGGAGCGGCTCGCGAGGGCCGCCCGCATCGTCGCCAGCTCCCCCCGCTCGTCCAGGCCGGTCCCGGCGGTGAACTTCTCGGCCCGCTCGACGCTTTCCTTCTTGTCCTTCTCCAGCTTGGCCTTCTTCCGCTCGGCCTCGGCCCGGTCTTGCTTTTTCCGCTCCGACGCGTCGTCCAGCGGGTCCAGGATCGAACTGATGACCTCCTCGTTGGCGTCGTCGTGCTCCTTGGCTTGCTTCTTCCGCTCGGCCTTGGCTTGCTTCTTCCACTCCGTCGCGGCGTCCAGCGGGTCGAGGATCGAGCCGATGACGGCCTCGTTGGCGTCGTCCTTCCGCTTCGCGGCGGCATTCCGGGCGAGCCGGCGGTCGTGCTTGTCGGTCCCGGTGGCCAGGTTCGCGTCGATCTCGGCGTCCTGGGCATCGTCGCGCGCCTTCTTCTGCTCCGGGGAGAGTTGGGCCTCCTCCAGTTTGTCCGCGAGATCGGGCAGCTTGCCGGTCCGGCGGAGGTCCGCGGCGAAGGCCCGGAGCGCCCCGGGGTCGGTGGCGACCTTGCCCCGGTACTCGCGGACCCAGTCCTGGACCCGCTTCTCCAGCGCGGCGTCCAGCTTCGCCAGCCGGGCCTTCTGGGCGTCCAGCTTCGCCGTTGGCAGCTCGTCGATCCGCTCTTGATCGCCCGTGGCCTTGACCCGCTTCGCCTGTGCCTCCAGCTCGGTGATGCTTTGACGCAGCTCGGACTTCTCCTGGGCGTCAGGATCGGCGTTCCGGATCGCGGGCCCGTGCATCTCCCGGATCGCCTGGTCCACCTTGACCACCGGCGCGTTGACGATCGCCTCGTTGACGGCCTTGGTCTGGGCGCTCTCGGTATCGGTCGGCGCCGTCTCCTGGAGCTTGATCGCCTCGCGTTCGCGCTCGTGTTTCGCCAGCCGGGCCGTCTCGTCGGCGGTCTTCTCGGTCTTCTTTCCCAGCGCCTCCATGCGGTCGGCTTCGGTCTCGGTGTGGCCCGCCCCCCAGAGTCCGGCCAGGTCGTTGAAGTGGGAGTAGGCCACCTGCGCCGCGATGGCCACGATTCCCAACACCGGGTGGATCTGCACCAGGTTGTTCAGGATCGGCCGGAGCCCCTGCTCGGGCACGTACTGGAGGTCGTCCAGCCCCTGGGCGAAGACTTGCAGCTTGTTCGTGCTCAGGGAGAACCCGGAGCCCATCTGCTTGGCGCCGGCGTCGATCGAGTGGGTGGCGGTGACGGCCGAGGCGGCCATCGAATCGAAGGACTTCCGGGCCCCGGCCGCGTCCTGACCGACCCCGGCGACGAACCGGCCCGCGGCGTCCCGGGCCCGGCCAAAGGCGGGGTTGAGCTTGTCGACCTGGGTCTCGACGTCGGCCAGCTTTTGCCGGGCCATCTCCCCTTCGGAGACGTCGCTGGCGATGTCCAGGCGGATCACTTCGTCCTGTTCAGCCATCGGCCCGGCCCTCCCCATTCAGCGCCTGGCGGACGCGGCGCGAGGTCGCCGCGAATTCCGGTGACAGCTCGGCGGCCTTCCCCTCGGAGTATGTGTTCCTCCACTGCCCCACGGTCATCTCGGCCAGCTCCGGGTAGGAGTTGCCGACCTCGGCCGCCCGGTGGAGCGAGCGGCACCAGTCGCTCCCGCCGCCCGGCGAGAGGTCGGGGGCGAGCTCGGCGGCGATCTCCAGCCGGGGGTGGATCGCGTAGGCGGACCGGACCAGGCCGGCCCACTCGGCGGGGGTGGCCCGGTCCACCAGTTCCAGCGCTTCGGCCAGGCCGAATCCAGGCTGGCGGCGTCGGGCCGCCAGCAGGACGAAGAAGGCGTGGCCCTGGCGGCTCGCCAGGAGCCTCGCCCCCTCGTCGGAGCCCAGGCGGGGGGGCCAGGTCGCCGAAGCCTCCCAGGCGGCCCCCAGGCGGCCCAGTCGCGTGTCGGGCTCGGGGTCGGCCCAGGCCGGGGGGAGCCCGTCGAGCGGGTGGGGGACCTGGCCTTCCAGCCACGCCTGGAGTTCGGCCAGGTCGGCCAGGCGGAGCTCCTCGACCACGAGGGCCCGGCCCCCGATCTCCAGGGCCCGGGCCACGGGGAGGACGCGGGTGATCGGGGGCTTCAGCGCCCCGGCCCGGGCCAGCGCCCGCTCGCGGTTTCGTTTCAGTGCCGCCGGGTCGAGCTTCGAGAGGTCGGGCCCCGGGAGGACCGCCCGGGCGACACTGGCCGGGAGCTCCCCACCGATCATCGGGCCTCCTCGGCGGGGGCGGGGACGGCGGGAGTGGCCGGGGGCGTCGGGACGGCCGGCCCGCGCCCTTGGAGCTTCTGGTTGAGCTCGCGGAAGCGGTGGGCGTCCGCGGCATTGCCGTGGCCCGTCCGGATCTTGGCGAGCAGGGCGAAGAATTCGGTTCTGTCGGTCTCGGCGGGCGAGGGGTTCGCGTCGGTCGGATTCGAGACGGGCATGGTCGTCGTGCTCCGGGGTCAATCAGGTGGTGGGCGTGGCGCCCGTGGCGGTGTCGGCGACGGTGTAGGGGCCGGTGCTGGTGGCGGTGATCGTGACGCCGTAATCGGCCTCGACCTGCCAGGCGTCCTTGACGCCGGTGACCAGGAACTGGCCGGTGACGAGCCGTCCCACCGGCGCGGGCGTGGTCGTGCTGGTGGGGTTGGCCAGCCCCTCGGAGGTCTCGTAGCCGACCGAGTCGAAGATCACGGTGACCTCGGTGCCCTCGACGATCGCCGGGGGCGAATCGCCGTTGTAGACCAGCTCCAGCGACAGGTCGGCGGACTTGGTGCCACCCTTGTTTTGCGCGTAGCCGCCGGAGCGGGCGTTGGTCACCTTCACGGCGGCGGCCTTGCGGTCGACCGAGCCGCTCTTGCAGTACATCAGCGTCCCGCCGACGGAGACCGCGACGGCTTCGCCGATGGTGATATTGGGGGTCAGTACGACTGGCATGGATATGTCTCCCGGGCTCCTCCGGGCGTGGTTCAGGAATAGGAATGGACGGTGAGCTCATAAGCGCCCTGGCCGGCGATCGCGAGCTGGGCGAAGGACTCGGCCGAGCCGGGGAGAATCTCGCGGGTCTTGCGCCAATCCTTGATCCCGGCGCGGCGAAAGCGGTCCCCGAGCGCGGCCCGCTCCCGGTGGTCCCGCGGGGCGAGCGCCCGGTCGATCAGAGCGGCGACGTCGGCCAGGTCGCGCTGGTCGGTCCCGGGGGTGTAGAGGTCGATGACGACCTGCAACTTCGACTCGGAGATCCCCATCATCGGCCCGCCCGGGGCCCGGGCCGAGCAGAGCCGCCGGACCGGCCCCCCCAGCAGCCAGACCTGGCAGGCGGGCATCTCGGACTCGGGCGGGGGGTTGATCGGGCCCTGGCCGTCCCAGGTGATCCAGGTCTTCACGGCCCGGCCGTTGGCCAGGAGCGGGTGATTCCGGAGCTGGCCGAGGAAGGCGTCGAGGACCTGGTGAGTGAGGCTGAGCGGCACACCTTTGATGGGCATTTATTTGACCTTCTTCACTCCCGCCTTGAAGGTGTCGCCGAGGGGCCGGATCCGCGCCCAGGTCCGGGGGCTGATCCCGAAGATCGGCCGGGGTGGCAAGAACCACGAGCCGCGGACCGCCGCCTTGATCCGGGCGAAGTTGCGGGCGACCAGCCCGCCGCCCGAGTTGGGCCGGAGCCGGACGCCCTGATCATGGAAGGGTAAAAAGGGGACGCCCTGCTTCGAGAGGACGTTGTCCCAGCCGGCGGCGATATGGTAGTTGCCACTCTGGCCGAGGACTTTGGTGCGGAAGTGGGTCACCACCCTCGAAGCCGCCCCGAACGGCGCCAGGGGCGGGCCTGACGCATTTTTATATTTGCCTCGACGCGGCTTGACGGGCGCGAGGGGCTGGCCGTAGCGGTCGGTGCCCGCCAGCCGATCGTTCCGGTTTCCCTCCTCCAGAGCCTCGGCGACCTTGCCGGCGAGCGTCTTGGACCCCGGCCCCTGGACGTATTTCAGCTTGGCGTCGAGCGTCTTCAGGGCCTTGGCCTGGTAATTGACTTTCACCGATCAGATCCCCTGGCCCGGCGTGCGGAAGTAGCCCCGGAGCGACCGATATTTCCCGACCAGCGCGACCTGGGCGGCGACGATCGCCGCGCGGGCCTTCGCCGCCAGTCCCCGCCTGGGTGCGGTCGTTTGCCGCCGGGCGTCTTCCTCCCGGCGGTCCCGGGCGGCGACCCGGCGTGTCCACCAGGTGGTCATCTCGGCCCGGACGGCGTTGACCCCCCGGGCCGAGAGCCGGGCGTCCCGGACCGGGGCGCCCTTGACCTGGCCGGCCGCGTGGAAGCCCAGGATCGTGCCCCAGGGCGTCCTGTGGGCCTTGCCAATCCCCGAGTGCCAGAACAGCGTGACGCCCCCGGCGGAAGCCCGGGCGGCCAGCAGGCGGGCTGTCCGGCTGGCCTCGCCGTGCGGGGTGAGGACCGGCCCGTCGGCACCGTCGGGGCGGGGGCGCTTCCGGGGCTGCATCCGCCGGCCGTTGGACCCGATCGCCCGGGCCAGCTCGGCCCGCTTGAGCCGGACCGCCGCCTCGCCGGCCGCCTTGTAGAACGCGAGCCGGTCGGCCGGGCGGGCGTCCCGCCAGGACCGGGCCGTGGGCTCGATCCGCCCGGCCAGGGGTTGGTTCAGGCCCACCGGTTCACCACCCTCTGACCGAGCTGGATCCTAAGTGAACGAAGAGGTTGGGGACCGCCCCGGGCCCGGTTCCGGTGGCGATCTCGGCGTCGTTCGAGGCCGCGATCGCCGAGCTTTCGGTCCGCCACCGTCGGCCCAGGGCCTGGACTTCGGAGCCCTTGTCCCCCGACCCCAGTTGCCCGTCGCAGAGGTAGGACAGGGCCCGCTTGGCGGTCGCCTCGATCACCCAGTCGCGGACGACCAGGCCGGGGCCGTCGAGGAGGCCCCGGAGCCACACGTTGGGCTGCGAGCTGGTGCCCCCCCAGGAGCCATAACCGGGGCTGCCCAGCGAGAGGTAGCCGGCGGTCCTCGATCGTGCCAGGATCAGATCGTCCAGCCAGGTCCGGGCCCGACCGCACTGCTCGGCGTAGCCCGCTTCGTCGTCCTCCGAGGGGAGCTTTTTCAACCATCCCCGGGCATGAAGCAGCAGGTGGCGGCCCCGACAGTAGGCCGGCGGGGCGGTGGCGAGCCCCGGGGCGGCCGAAAGGTCCATCGACCAGCGGTAGGCCACCAGGGGACCGGCGGCCGGGTCCAGGAGGATCACCTGGCCGAAGTAGCGGCCCGGGTCGAGCCCGGCGGTCTGGGCCCCGGTCACCGTGAGCGCGAGGGCCCCCGCGGCGGGGTTGGACCAGGTCACCGACGGGTGGAACAGGTCCGAGCGGTCGCCCCCGGGCCAGACCTCGGCGGCCAGGGCCTCGGCCCCGGTGTAGCCGGTGATCGGGTCCCCCTGGGGGGTCCGGAGGATGATGTCGAGGGGGAGCGCCGTGCCGGCCTCGACCGGGTAATTGTCCATTCAATCAACTCCCAGGCCAGCCCTGCGAGAGCCGGTCCCGGCGTCGGGGTCGGGGCCCCGCCGCGTGCCGAGGCTGGCCCAGCCGGTGGGGGCGGGCGGGCGATAGGGGACCAGGGCGAGCACCGGAGGCAGCACCAGCAGCAGGTAGTGGGCCCGGGACATCGCGGGGGGCAAGACGGCGATCGCCGAGGATTGCTCCACGAACAGGTTGCCGCCCTCCTGGAGGGGGGCGGCCGACCCGTCCTCGAAAAGAAGGTAAGGCAAGGCTCGGGCCTCATTCCATGAAGAAGTGCCAGGGCCGCCCAGATCGCGGTCCCGGCGGCGGTCTGGCCGGTTTAGCGGAACACGCCATTGGAGTCTTTGAAGACCACTTTGAGCTGGGTCGTCGAGTAATACTGGGAGCCGTTCAGGGCCACGCTGTCAGCTTGCTGTAGGAGAATCTGGGCCCCATTCGCGTCGTGGCCGGCGACCGTCGCGTTCGTCGCCTCATCACGAATAATGATGAGCGGGCTGGTCTGCCCGATCCGCCTGGTGATTCGGGTCGCGGGTTGGCTAGGATAATTGGATAGTTCTAGATAAGATGCCCGGATCTCCCCAAGGTGAATTCCTCCACTGGCGTCGATTTGGAAATTGCCACCGGCGAAGCTGGCGATTCCCAAATTTGGGTCGTAATGGATCGGGCTTTTCGTGGCGGTCAAGAATCCGCCCGACCCGTCGCCGATCTGGATGTCTCCGACAGCGCCCGCGGATCCGGGGCCCTTCGGCCCATTGGCCAGCACGAATGCGGTCGTGGCGAGTTGAGTTGTGTTGGTCCCGACGGCGGCCGTCGGGGCGGTCGCCATGCCGGTGAACGCGGGCGAGGCCAGTACCGCCGCCGCCGCCCCGAAGGCGTCGAAGTCGGTCGTGGCGTGGGCAGCGGCCGAGCCGAGCCCGGCCACGTCGGCGGTCGAGAGCCTCACGTCCCCGGTCCTCCCGGCGACCGAGGTCACCGGGGCGGGGGCAGGGGGGACCAGGGCCAGGAGGTTCGCCGCCTTGACCTTTTTGTTGGATCCGGTGGGCCCCATCGCGAGGTCATCGAGGTCCACCATGACCAGGTAGTCGCCGGCGGCCGGGCTGGTGTCCTCGACCAGGTCGCTGATCTTCTTGTCTGCCACGCCACGAATCCTCCCGGATCAGGCCACGTCGAAGGTGTCGGTCGCCGCCGGTGCCGATCCCATCGGGGAAGACAGTGTGAAGTCGGCGGTCCCCGGGGTGACGACCGAGAACGTGGAGATCGACCGCCGCACGGAGGTCCGGGCCCCGGTCTGGAAGGCGAGCTGCTGGCCGAGGAGGTCGCCGGTCACCAGGCCCGCCGGCAGTCCGGCGGCCCGGAAGGTGGACGCCGTGGGGGCCGGGGTCGCCGCGACCACGCCAGAGGCGAAGGAGACGCCGGAATTCGCCAGCGTGCCGTCGTCCCCCCCCACGAGGGTGGCCCCCAGGACGGCCACGACGAGGCTGGCGGCCGCCAGGTCGTGAATCGCCAGGACATAATCCCCGTCGAGGAAGGGCGGGACGGGGGTCGCCAGAGTCGACAGATACAGGCCGGCGAAGCCCGGACCGCCTTCGCCCAGGATCCCGACCGGATTGGCCGGCGCGGTATTGGCCGGTGCGACCTTGAAGGTGCCGTCGGAGGGGTCGTAGAGCATCCCGTCGGCGAGGCGCTCGATCGAGTAGCCCAGCCGGGCGCCGGTCGGATACTGGAAGCGGATTCGGAGAGCCACGGATTCCGCCTTTCCCGGTCACTCGGCCGTGGAGAAGAGCTGGGCGAATTCGGGACGGATCACGGCAACCCCGAAACCAGCCTCGATCGAAACCAACCATCCACCATATTCAACGCTGTATTGCATGGTGATCCGAATGCTGAAGTTTTTCCACTTGGTGAAGGTGCAGAAGTTGTTGCTCCCGTTGTTGGGCGCCGGGGGCAGGGGCCGGCTCACCAGGGCAATTGCGTACTTATGCATATAGACCGACGTGAAGGTCCGCGTCGGTGCGACGCCCGTCGTGGGCATCTGCTGGTCCATCGCGGTCCGCGAGCCGTAGGCTTCGCGGAGCATGCCCTGGCGTCGGGCCTCGATCGCCGTGGCGGCCGAGGCGATCGACTCCTGGGTCCAGCTCGAAGCCGGGAGCATGTTCCCGTAGACCCGAGGAGGCATGATGAACGACATGTTGGGCGTGTCGAGCACCGGGACCTTTTGCTCGGCCAGGCGGATATACCCCTGGATCAGGTCGGTGGGGGCGATCTGGCTGCCAGTGGTGGCGATCACCGGGTTGACCGTCAGGTTGGCGCTGCTCAGCAGCGCGGCGATCGCCCCGTTGGCGTTCTCGGCGACGGCCGCGATCCCCGGCTTGATGAACACGTTGACCAGTTGTTCATCGGTCCGGTACTGCTCGAAATCCGAAATGACGAACCCATATTGAGGGTGGTTCGCCAGGCTCACCGGCTTGGTCCCGGCGTTCACCGCGGTGAAGGTCGCCTTGCCCGAACTCATGTCGGACACCTGCGAGGTGACCGAGACGGGGATCGGGATGCTGATGGTCGAGAATTTCGCGGCGGCCACCGGCGCGTAATCGACGTAAACAGCGTCGATCAGCGAGTTGGTCCCGACCAGGACCTGGTTGGCGTCGGTGGACGCGGCCACCAGGGACTGAAAGAAGGAGGAGACGGTATTTCCGGAGACGCCCATGGGAGTGAGATACCAATGGATCCATGCGTGACGGGGAGCGTCCTGGCCCGGGCAAGGGCTCGGCTCGGTGGCGGTTCACCCGCCCGGACGCGCCGGCCCGATGGCCCGCGCGTCCCGTCGCCCCGTCGCGGGGCCGCTGGGGCTCACGCCCCCTTCCGGTCGCTCCCTCGATCAAATCAATCCACGAAGGCCAGCGTGCCAGCCTTGCGGTGCTCGGCGATCTTGGCCGAGTTCTTTTCCATGTATTCCGGGTCGCCCAGGTCGGCGTTCTTGACCCGGAACAGCCCCGGCCCGGCCTCGGACCCCTTGCCTCCACCCGCTCCGGTGGGGAGGAGGAGCTTCGCCGGCCTCTCGGCCGTGGGCTCGGCCAGTTCCGCGGCCGGCTCGAAGAGGTAGGGGTGGTCTTCCCGGGCTCTGGCCAGGGCCGCCTCGATCGCCAGCGGATCCGCCTCGTCGCCGGCCGGCTCGTAGCCCGAGAGCTTCCAGGCCGCTTCCAGGGCCTTCGGATTGACCCGGGCGGCCCCGGCCGCCTCGCGGAAGGCGGCCTTGTGAGTGACCGCCCGGAGCTTGCCCTGGAGTTCGGCGACCTGGGAGGTCAGTTCGGGATTGGACTTCTCGGCCTTGTCCTTCCAGCCGTCGCGGTCGGACAGAAGCGACGCATGATCTTGTTTGAGTTTGTCGAACTCCTTGCGGAGGTCGGAACCCTTGGTCCGCCGGTCCCTGGCCTCGCCGTTGGACTTGGCCAGCTCTGCTTGCAGTTCGGTGATCCGGCCCTGCAAGGTTCTCACCAGTTCTTCGCTCACTTCGGCTCGCCTCGCTTCGGTGGGGGTGGGGATTACCGGGGGGGTTCTTCGCCCCGGACCAGGTAGTGCAGATCGTGGAGCCGGTCATGGTTGGCGGCGGGGTCGCCGGAGTCGGCTTTCCGGCGCTCCTCGACCAGCTCCCGCGCGAGCTGCTCACGCTCGGCCGAAGTTGAGCCTGGAGCCACGGCGAGGGCCGGGTCCGGACCCGAGGCCGGGGTGGCCTGGGGGATCACGTCCACCGAGGTCGCCGGGGCGGCCGAGGAACTGGCCTCTGGCGGAAGGTCGGCCAGCGGGACGCGGGGGGCGTCGAGGCGGGGGGCGGTCCGGGGCAGCTCGTCGGCGGTGGGGCCGGTCGCGGCCGGGTTGGTCCGTGGTCGGTCGTCTCGATTGTCTCGGGCCATCGGGGGTCACTCTGGGGTGGGGATCGGGGTGTCGGAGGGATTCGAGGTTGGGACGGTCGCGGGCTCCGGGGCCCGGGCCGCCTCACGCTGGAGGTCGAGCTCCACCTGGTCGAGGTAGGCTTCGGCCTCCTCCCGGGTGAAGCTATTCCGTTCCATCACGATCAGGGTCCGGCTGGCCAGGCGGTTCGTGAGCCTCCACTGGTCCTCCGCGTCCCGGGTCGGGTCGGGGACCCGGCCGCCGATCCGCGGCCAGCGGAGCGTCAGGTCCGGGTGGTCGGCGGCCTCGGCGAGCCGGCCGGCCGTGGCGATCCCGTTCGCGCTCAGGTGCGCCGCCCCGACCCGGAGCGTGACCCGGGCCAGGTCCTGTTCGTAGAAGCCGAAGGGCCGCTGGCGGCCCTTGGCCCGGTTGGTGAGCGGGAGCTGCTCGGCCACGATCGAGGCCCCGGAGGGGGCGGTCCCCTGGATCATCCGGAACGCCGTGGGCGGGACCTGGGCGCATTCCATCGAGTGATCTAAATATGACTGGATATCAGTCCAGTAGGCATCCACGAATCCCAGGTCGAACTGGAGCGGCTCCACCTGAGGTGGGATCCCGTTGCCCGAGGCGTCGATCCCCTCCGGGGGAACGTTCCAGATGTCCCCTGGCTGGATCGGGGTGGGCGGACTCCAGCCCTCCCGGACGCCATACGTTTTGATGACCGGCTTGGCACAGTAGCGGAGCGCGTCGCCCACTTCGGTCAAAGCGTTGTTGATGTAATCATTCAAGCCCCGGAACTGCTCTCCGGGCCCGCCCGACCAGAACTCCGTCGCCGGGTAATTGAAGTGGACGAAGGCAAAAGGGATGATTCCGAACGGATTCACTTCCGGGTCCGCGACCATGCGGTAGGCGGTCCCCCCGGTGGTCTGGTTGGGGGCGACCTTGTCCGTCGCATAGGTCCAGAGCCCCTCGGCGGTCCAGAGCCGGAGCCGGCGGCGGCTGTCGAACCGATCGATGACGGCGACGGCCACCGGGCTCAAGGGGTCGTCCTCGGACTCCCAGACCGCGAGCTGATGGGCCGGCCAGAGGACGTGGCGAATCGGCCGGTCGGGGTCCTCGGTGGGGAGGACCTGGATCGCCGCGACCTCGCCCACCGTGCTCCACTTGTCCGCCGCCTGGAGCAGGGCGTCGACCGCCCCGGCCTTGTAGACCGAGGCCAGCCATTGGCTGGCCTCGGGATGGTCGGGTAAGGTCCGGCTCGGCCCCTCGGCGTAGAGGTGCGAGCCCAGGGTGTCGACGAGCCAGGTCATGATCCGGGATTCGCGGGCGAACCGCGGGCCCTGCCAGAGGCCCGACCGGGGGCGGGTCGAGTAGGCGTCGAAACGGCCCCGGTAGAAGTCGGCCCCGACCCGGGCGTCTTCCAGCCGCTCCCGCTCGTTGGGCAGGCCGGCGAGGATCTCGTCCTGGATGTCCACGGCTCGGATCACGGTGTCCTCGTCACGTCAGGAGTGCGGGAAGGCGAAGGATTGGGCCAGGGTGTCGGTGAAGTCGGGCGAGTGCCGGAGGGCGAGCTGGACGGCCTCCTTGGTCCGGAGGACGATCTGGCCCTTCAGGCCCGGGGTGTGGGTCAGCTCGCGGAGCTCCTTGCGGAGCCGGACCATGAACTCCCGGGGGATCTGGAAGGGGGTTTGATCCCGCCCGGCGACCTTCCAGGCCGGGTCGAGCCGGCGGCGGAGCAGGACGTGGCAGGCGGCCCGGAGGTTCGCGAAGCTCGGGTCCTTGCTGAGGATCTGGCCCCGGTAGGGCACGCAGCCCACCAGCCCGGCGTCCCGGAGGAAGTTGGCGAAGCCGGCCCCCAGGCCCTCCACGTCCCAGGTGATCCGGTGGGAGGCCACGGCGAACTTGTCGGAGGCAAGCCTCGCCCGCCGGGCCGTCTCCTCGAAGGCCCATCGGTCGGATTGCTCGAAATACAACACACCGTTGTCGTCGCGGACCAGGATCACCGAGGGGTCCCCCCCGTTGCCGAGGCCCAGGTCGATGGCGATCCGGCGATGGCCGGCGGGGACGTGCCGGGCTGACTCGCAGCGGTCGAGCCAGGCCGAGGGGATCAGGGCGTCGGCGGAGTCGTCGGGGAACTCCGCCTCGACCCGAACTTTCCATGTTTGGGACCCGACCCCGTACTGGGCCGCCATGTTCTCCAGGAACTTCCGGTCGGCCAGCCCCCGCAAGCTCCGCTCCTGGCGGATATCCGGGGAGAGCGTCGAGGGGATCTGGATCTTCCGGACGGTGGGATCACCCTCGTCGGCCCGCCGGCAGTAGCTATAAAATTCCCCGTGAGCCCAGAGGGGGTTACCGAGCAGCAGCTTCTTCCAGGGCTTTAACGATTCGAGCGTTGTCCATATATCGATATTATCGATGCCCGAAGCCTCGTCCACCAGCACCAGCAGCGGGCCAATGGAGTGCCAGCCCTGCAACCGCTCGGCCTTGTTCGTGGCATAGCCGATGGCCCCCCAGCCGGGCCCCAGGTCGAACTTGTTGGGGACCTTCGTGAGCCGGCTGATCGAGCGGACGACCCCGGAATGGGCCCGGGCCTTGCCCACCTCCTTCCACAACACGCCGCTGAGCTGCGTGTTGCTGGGGCTGGTCGAGACCACCAGGCCGTCGGGTTGCAGGGTCGGCCAGCCGAGCAGGGCCCCCGCGCCGAAGAAGCTCTTGCCCACGCTATGGCCGGCGGGCACGACGATCGTGTCCACCGTGGGATCCCAGAGGGCCGCGGCGATCTCCTTTTGCTTGGCCCAGTATTCGCCCGGATGGCTCCCGTCGTGGAGGGTCACCCGGCGGTCGACCCGGTCCAGGATCGCGTCATTGAAGGCGTCGAGCGGATTGGGGTCGTCCAGGACTTCCGCCAGGACGGCCGCCATCTCCGAGGATAAGCCCGTCACGCCGGCCCCCCCGCTTCGCCCGCTTCGCCCGCTTCGCCCGCTTCGGCGGCCTGGGCTGCCCGCGCGGTCCTCCTGGCGGCGAGCGTCGCCAGGGCGCTTTGCAGGGCCTCCCGGACGTCGAGGATGTCGGCCTCGGGCAGGGCCTCGGGCGCTGGGGTTCCCATGGCCCGGTTGACGATCAGCTCGTTCGCCTTGTAATCCTCGGGCAGGGCGACCGTGATCTCCTCGACGATGACGAGCTGGTCCGGGGGCAGGTCGGGATGGGCCAGGGCCTCGCACGCGGCGGGCTTGCCCTTGCCGTCGAGCCAGGGCGTGCCGTCCGCCTCGCGAACGACGTCTTTACGCATGATCGCGCCGGCCGCCATCTTTTTCGTCTGCGTCCGGGTGGAGCCCTCGGCCAGCTTCACCAGGTTCGCGAACGCCTGGAGCAAGTACTCCGCGGCCAGCTCGGTGAATCCGGCGATCGCCTCCTGATGCTTCTCCGAGTTCGGTCGCCGGCCAGATCCGGGGCGGGCGCCGCCGTGATTGCCGGCCATGGTTGGGTTCGCTCGGGTGGGACGACTCTCGGGTGAGGCTACTTGGACCGACGGGGGATGACGACACGGGCGGCCGAGGGGTTCGTGACCACGACCCACTTCGTCCCGCCGCTGGCCGGCGAATGGGGGTCGAGGCCGTGCCACCCCGTCACGATCGCGTCGTGGCCCCGGGCCCGGGCCATCGCGCTGAATTGCACCGGGTCGAAGCCGTTCTTGCCCCCGCCCCACTCGCGGAACTTGGCGTGGAGCTGGTCGGAGCTGCCGACCAGCGGGTTTCGTACATTCAGGGCCAGGTGGACCGCCACGGGGCCGTAGGCTTTCTCGTGCCCCGTCGAGGTGTAGAGCCCCTCGCCGTAGACGCCGCGAGCCTTGTTCAGGTCGATCCCGTTTTTCATCAGGTCGTCCGCGGCCGGCTGATAGGTCCGGTGGATCACCAGCCCCCCGATCACCGAGCCCTTGGTGAACGCCTCGACCTCGTCGGGATGGATCGTGTGGCCTGCCTGACCCGCGCCGGCTTTCTTGCCGCCACCCTTACCCCCACCGCCGCCGCCGCCGCCTCTACCCATGGGCGGCCTCCCGGCCCTCGACGACGTGCCGATGCTCGGGGACGTGGACCCAGCCGGCCGCCTCGCAGCGGGCCCGGGCCGCCTTCCCCCCGCCGAAGACGGCCAGGAATACCGGCCCGCCGGCCCGAGCGACGGCGGCGGCGTGGTCGGTCTCGATCGTCGACCAGTCGACGCCCCGGTGGCAGCGGACCGCGTACGAGGCCCAGCCGGGCGGAACGCCCAGGAGGTTGACCTCGCGGAATTCGGGCTCGACATTCAGGTCGACCAGCAGGCGGACCCCGGACCGCTGCCAGAGCCGGGCCAGGGTCCGCTTGCGGCAGACCTCGGCCAGGACCTCGGCCACTGCCTTGCCCGGCCACGTGCTGATGTTGGGCTCGACCGCGACCCGGCAGCCGGAGTCGACGAGCTTGAAGGGATGCTTCAGGAGGGCCGAGAACTTGTAGTCATGCGTGTAAAAGTGGTACGTGCCGGGCATCGGGGCCGAGCGGGCGATCGAGCCCCACTTGGTCACCGGGACCGCGAGTGTGGTCGCTTGCCAGGCGAGGTCGAGGGTCGGGATCCCCAGGGCTTCGGCGATCGGGTCGGTGGTCATGGGTTCTCACTCGCTTTCCGGCGGGCCGGCTTCGGCCCGGATCCCGGCCACGATCACGGCCACGCGGGAATGGGTCAGCCCGAGGCCCTCGGCCAACCGGCGCACCGAGAGGCCGGAGGCGGAAGCGGCGGCCAGGCCGAAGTCGCGGATCAGCTTCTCTCGCTGGCCGATCGTCATCCCGTCCCAGCTGGCCAGCCGGTGGCGGAGCCAGCTCAGGCGGAGGGCCGCGCCGGGGTCGTCCACCTCTGGCGGGACCAGGAAGGGGGCGTTCATGAGGGGTCCGGGGCGGGGTTGGGCGGGATAACGGCCACCTCCAGGATCGCGGCGGTGTTGGCGGCGATCCCGGCGGTGTTGGCGGCGATCCCGGCGGCGGCGGCGGCGATCCCGGCGGTGTGCGAGCGGTCGGTCTCGGCAATCCGACCCTCCAGCCGGGCCACCCGCCGATCGGCCTCGACCTTGGCCTCGACCAGCTTGCGGTCGGCTTCCTCCATGGCCTCGGCCACCCGCCGGTCGACCTCGTTCCGGGCCTCGGCCACCCGCCGGTCGACCTCGTTCCGGGCCTCGACCAGCTTGCGGTCGGCCTCGACCTTGGCCTCGGCCAGCTTGCGGTCGGCCTCGACCTTGGCCTCGGCCAGCTTGCGGTCGTTCTCGACCTTGGCCTCGACCAGCTTGCGGTCGTTCTCCTCCTGGATCCAGTCCAGCTTGCGGTCGTTCTCCTGCTTGGCCTCGACGAGCTTGCGGTCGTACTCGAAGGCGAACCGGGCGGCGCCGGACTCGGCCGACCGCCGGTTATGGCGGTCGGAGACGATCCCATTCACCACGATCGTCAACAAACCCGCCAAGCCCAACCAGAAGGCGTTGGTGCCGGCCGTCCCGCCCGGGCCGGGGAGCGCCCCGGGGACCTGGCCGAGCAGCCAGACCGAGACCTCGCCGGCCATGCCCAGTCCCATCATCACGTATCCGACTGCGTTGACGGCCTGCGGCGAGTAGCTCATGAGTTCACCATCGGTCGGGGGTGGAACATCGTCGCCCCGGGCACAAGGGCGAGGCACAAGGGATGTTGCGATCAGCGACCGCTGAAGGTCGTGTACCGGCCGTCGAAGGCGTAGCCGATCGCGGTGACAGTCGGATCAAAGAGGGCCGAAGCGTGCGCCGGGCTGGAGGCCCACGCGCCCCAGACCGCCGGCTCGGGGCCGGCCCCGGCGTTCTGGCGGCGAGCATGGCCCATCACATGATGCCCCAGCCCGGCCGACCGCTGAGCCGCGTTGTTGGCGGCGGCGGCGGCGGTGAGTGTTGGATCGATCCCGACCGGCCGGAGTCCCCGGACGGCCCGCTGGCCGTTCAACCAGTGGGCGAAGCCGGGCTCGTCGGCCCGGGCCAACCCGGAGCAGAGCAAGAGCAGCGCCGCGAACGCGAACGGGATGAGCGCCGCGAAGGTGGCCAGGGCCGGTCCGAGGGTCCGGTAGAACGGCACGGGACCGGCCGACCCGCCAGAGGCGGGCGGCTCGGGCCTCGCGACGATGATCGTGGCCGGGGTGACCCCGTGGCCAAGCCGGCGGAGCTGGTCCACCGCCTGGCCGAGAATGAACGCGGCGAGACTGGCGACCAGGGGATTCGGCAGGATCGCGGCGGCATGGGCCGAGAGGGACGAGAGGACCGCGATCGCCAGGCCCGTCAGGGTGGACGCCCCCAGGCCCGAGAGCGCGGCCTTCAACAGTTCCGATGGGTTCAAGAAACCCTTGACCGTGCCAAAGGCGGCGGCGATCGAGAAACGCCTGAGCATAGGGATACCTGCGCGGGGCCGTGCGGTCGGGGAGGTCACTCCCCCTGAGCGCCGCCCCCGATCGGTTTCCCGCGCACCGCCCCGCCGCAAACCCGTCCCGGACAAAAGACTCGGGGGATCCGGGCCGGTCACTTCCGGCCCTGGCAAGGTTGCATGGGCGGGAGGATCATCCTAGACTGACCCTGGCGGACCCGGCCGACGCTGCCCTGCGTTCAAGGTTCTCCGCGATCGGAATCGACGGCGATTCGAGGGCTCGTCGCCGCCCAGCACGATCGTCCGCGACTAGTCACCGAGCCGGCCGGGTGGCCTACCCGGCCGGCTTTTTCGCGCTCACGGCGGCGGCCTTGGCCCGGAGCTTCGAGGATCTGATTAACTTTAGGCCCAGGGCCTGGCAGAGCAGGGCGGCCGAGCCGAGCGAGAGCGACCGCTCGCGGGACACGAACCGCCGGAGGCCCGGCTCGCCGACCCCCGCGTCCCGGGCCAGGCCGTAGAGGGTCTGGCCCGAATCGGCGATCGCCGATCGCAGCTCGGTGATGAGCGGGGGCTCGGCGTCGGCGGGACGGGATTTAGGTCGCGGCATGCTCGCTCCGGGCCGGGGGGGTCAAGGTAGCCGTTGCGTTCGCGAACGATTCCCAGGATCGAGGCCGCGTCCCTCGTCTTCGTGGTGGCCTCGTGACGGGCCGCGTCCCTCGTCGGCGCGAGGATCAGGATCGCTTCGGCGAGGGACACGGCCTGCTCCAGGGCGGCCGCGGCCTCGGCCTTGAGCACGTCGGCCCGGGCGGCGATCTCGGGCGTGATCGTGTTTGGCATAGTCGTGTTTGGCATAGTCGGGCTCCAAAGGGCGACAGACAAAAGCGGACAAAGGCGGACCTTGAAAATCCCCGGGCCGTCGGGAAACCGGGACGTCTTCCAACTTATTCATGCGTCCCGGGCTCCCCGCCGGTTCGCTCCGTGCCTCGGGTCAGGATCTCGTGGACGCTGGACTTCGACCATCGGCCGGTGCTCCGCCTGGTGACGCCCCGCTTGCCGGGAATCCCCCGGTCGTTCAGGGCGTCGGCGATCGCCTGAAGGCTCAGGCCCTCGCCCCGGAGCTGGCGGATCAGGACCAGGGTGGCGAGGTCCCTGGGGCAGGGGACCAGGGCGACGGGCCGCTTGGACTTGGAGAGCCGAGGGTCGTCGGGGTCGAGCTTCGACCCGAAGGGGATGCCCCCGAGCCGCTCGCCCCGGGACCGTTTGTGGCTCATCGCGTCCAGGGTCCGCTCGACGATCGTCTCCCGCTCCCACTGGGCGAACATCACGATGAAATTGAGAATCAGGCGGCCGGTCGCCGTCCGGGTATCGATCGAGTCGGCGACGGAGAGGAGCTGGGCCCGGGGGCGGTCGCCGCCGAAGTAGACTTCCACCAGCTTGCCAAGGTCGACCACGGAGCGGGTGAGGCGGTCGAGCTTGGCGACGACCAGGCCGCGCGCCTCGCCCGCGTCCAGGCGCGCGAGGGCCGAGCGGAGGCCGGGGCGGTCGAGCGTCTTCGCCGAGGCCCCGCGATCCTCGACCAGGCCCACCAGTTCGAGGTCGTGGAGCCCGCAGAACTGGTGGATCTTGGCGGACTGGGCAGGCAGGGAGACGCCGTCCTGAGCCTGCTCGGCCGTACTGACCCGCGCATATCCGATCACTTTAAGAGGGGCGGATCCGGTGTCGGTCGCCACGTGGGGAAATGCCTTGAATCAAAGGGCCCGGCGCGTTTTCCATGCCAACGGATACGCATGCCCGTTGGCCGAATCCTTACATGTCGGATGGCCGAGGTTCGTGGTGGGGGGCCTCGTCCGGCGCCGGTCGGCAGCGGACGGGGCCGGCCTCCGACTCCATCAGCCCCAGCGCCCCGGCCTGGTCGGGAAACCCGGGCACGTCGTCGAGCCCGAGGAGCTTGGCCACGGTCGTGCCCAGCGCCAGCGCCAGCAGGTAGATTGTTGCCGCCCTCGGCCTCCGCCCCGGCCGCGTCTCCAGTTCGTGAAGCGTCGTCCTCGACACGTCGGCCCGCCTGGCCAGCTCCTCCGGGCCCCAGCCCTTCGCCACCCTCAACCGCATCACCCGCCCGCCGATCGTCATCGCGCCCGGCCCCCCGATCGTCCGCCATCGTCCGCCTTCGGACATATCGCGAAATCCGGGACCCGCTTAGCACACTACCGGCCAACTATGCGCGGGGCATCTGTACGAGCGGCGTTGACATGATGCGATATCGGCGCTAGATTTGAGCCGACGCCTCGCCGGGATAGGCCGCGAGTGCCCGGCGTCACGGCGCCCCTCCGCCGCCCCACCGGCGCGGAAGAGGGGGAGGCAAACCGCGGGATCAGTCCAAGCTCAGCTCGTAGATGAAGGCCCGGGGCCGCGGCCCGAGCGTGGCCCCGGGTGGGGAGGGGTGGGGATGCCGACCGCCGAGCAGCACCCGGGGCACCGCGCCGGTGGTGCGTTCGACCGCCTCTTCGGGAATTTGCCTCGATTGAACATAGACACCAGATAAAGTTCAGTCCTGTCGGACATAACCGACACCGAAGACCAATCTCCACGAATGGAGAGGCGTGTCACACCAGGATTCTCCATCGATCGTGTAGAACTTGCCTCCATTCGCGATCAATTCCTCAGCCTGTTTGACTTCCATCGCTACCCCCGTCTTCATAGATCACGGGCCCATGAACCTCGATCGTTAGCCTCGATCGTCAACACCGACAAAGGTTCGGGGCGTTCCGATCGGCTCCTCACCACGTCCGGGTTGTCGAAGCGGTCCCACTCCGAGCAGAATTCCTTCGGGACAAAGATCATGCCGATCCCGCCACCCCGCATGATGGTGAGGCCAACCGGTACGTCCCACGGGTTACCGATCCAGTGCAACACGCTCATCTCGCGACCCTCACGACCCAACCAATTGGAACCGATTGAACATAGACACCATTATCGGACTTCCGGGAGGGGCGACGAATCCTCTTCGAGGTGGCAAGACTGCGCGACTTCGCCGAGAGCCGTCGACGTGTTCACGACATTCGAGATGCGGTAGCGGACGCCCCGGATGACGACGGTCTCGCCGACGGTTCGGGGCAATCGGAAGTCGCTCGCGAGGCGGATGAATTGGCGTTGATAGTAGATCATTGTCTTGCCTTCATCAGACATCGGCATCTCCCCCCCGCCCCCCACCCGCTCGTAGACGGCGCCGTCTCCATTCTTCCTCACCACGGCGAGCGCCTCGACCCGGGTGTCGTAATCGCCGCTGAAGCCCGGCCCGAAGGCCACGTATCGCCGGGGATGTCTGGCGTCGCTCAAGGTCGGACCCCCGGCCCCTCGGGCATCGGCTTCGAGCACACCCCGCAGTAGCCGCCGTCCTTGTGGCAATACTTGCACGCCGAGCAGTCCTTGCACGCCTTGCAGGGCATGGCGCCGACGCATCGGGCCAGCTCCGCCTCGGGGGCGGCCGAAGCCAGGGGCGCCACGCAGATCGCGGCTAGCAGCAGCAGGGCTCGGCTCATCGATGGGAACTCCCCGGGAACAGCACGACAAGATTGAAACCAACCGCCCGGGTCACTGGCGGGCGATCGCCTGATAATCTCCGGTCTCCACCGCGTAGGCCCACGCCTCGAGCCCGGGCTCCTTGAGCCGCGCCAGGAACCTGGCCTGGATGAAGGCGTAGGCCGAATCGGGGGAGCCGGGGAAGACGCCCGCTTCGACCAGCTCGGCGACGAAATCCTCCTCACCATCCCTGGCGTTGCGGGCCCCGTTGATCTCCATCAATTGCTCGCGGAGGCGAGCAAGATTGAGCCCGTGGCCGCAAGAGGCACGACACGGCGCCCTGTAAAAAGACCAGCTGCAGTCGATCGCCTCGTCTAGGGTCTGGCAGCGGGACAGATCGTCGAGCCAACCCGCCGCGGCGGACCGGAGGGCCGCCGCGGCCCGCTCCTGGTTGATGCGATCCTTCTCGGCAAGCTTCGCCAGGTCGACCTCGACCGCGATCCGGATGTCGGCCTCGGAGAGCCTCACCTCGGGGGGCTTCTTGGCCTCCCTGGCGAAGCGGTTCTTGAACATCAGATTGGCATTAGGCACCGCCTGCCCCCTTCCCCGGGAATAGCCTAACCGACTCGAATCCGTCGCGCCAGAACTTCCGGAAGGCCCGCGAGAAGGTGACCACCTGCCGATGCTCGCCCGCCCGCCGGTCGGGGTACGGGCAGTCGGCCAGGCTGAACCCCTCCAGCGCCGCCGCCCGGCCCTTGTGCCAGGCCGAGCGGAACGCCTTGCTCCGGGTGGCCGGGATCTCCGGCGCGATCCCCGGCAGGGGAAGCTGGCCCGGCATCGGCTCGGCGTGCTCGGACTCGGCCATCGCGACTCCCCGTCCCATCCTCAGACTCGACCCACGACGCGCATCCCGCCATCCGGCGCGGGGATCGATGAACCCCGTCGCCGGCGGGCTCGGTTTTCGGCTTTAATCTGTAGGCCGGCCCCGCGGGCCCGGCGCCCGATCGGCGTCGACGCCGGCCAGGTCGTCGCGGAGCGATGCGAGAATGCCATGAAGTTGGAGCATGCGTGCCTTGGGGACCATGTCTTCCCGTTCGAGCCTCTCCGCGTCCTTGCGGTGGGCGCCGCCCGGCTCGCCGTGCCGCTCGATGAGGCTGCGAAAGGTCGCCGAGTGCCGCGAGATGTCCTCCAGCACCCAGCCGGGAAAACCCTGGTCCTTCTTCCGATCATGGTCCGCTTCGAACCTGGCGAGGGCGGCGTCGATCTCGGCCAACGCCTTGGCCGGATCCGGGCCCGGGAAGGACCCCCTGGACCGGTCCATCGCCGGGTTGTAGGGGGCGAGCGGCTCGACAGGATCGAGGCGGCCCTCGAAGCCCGCCGTGCCGCTGTGCCCGAGCCCTCTCACCGGCCCCGGGACCCTTCGCTGAACTGACACCCCCTTGATGCCCGGTTCATTGCCGCCGGGCCACCGGTTCGGCCGCCTCACCCTCGAACGACAGCGACACCACCAGCAGCAGGTCCACCACCTCGAAGCCGTCCCGCTCGTCCACCACCACGGCCGTCCGGCCCTTGGGGTTGAAGCTGAGGAACTCCGGGTGTGGCACCGGCACCGAGCGGCCGTCCGCCAGCCGCAGCGCGAACGGCCGGAACGGGCTGGCCCGGTAGGCCCGGTCGAGCGACTCGATCGTCATGGTCGGCTCACTTCTTCCCGGTTAGGGCCTTGATCTTCTCTCCCGCCGCCTCGGCCGAGGGCGTCTCGCCGAACTCTTCGACCACTCGCCGATAGTTCTCCAGGGCCGGCTTCGGCTTGCCGTCCGCTTCGAGGTTCCGCCCCATTCGGAGTAGCGTAGCTGCCCTGAGCGAGGGGTCGATGGACTTGGGTATCGCCACGACCTTGGGTTGAGGCTTTGCCGCCGGGAGATCCGCTGGGCTTTCGGAGGCGGGAGCCGGACCGGGCCGGCGCACGAATTCCCGCTGGACCCAGCCGTAGCATCCCGCGTCCTCGCCCGACACGACCTCGACGAAAAGCGAGGCGAACCCGCCCTTGCGGACCCGGACCGGCGTGCCGTTGGGATGGGCGGTGACCCTCCCGGCGACGATCATGCGGACCAGCGGGCCCGTGTTGCCATCACCACCCCGGGCGGCGAACGTCTCCGCCTCGATCAGGTCGTCCCAGTCACCGTCACCCCGGGCGAGGAAGACGGACCTCCCACCGGGGATTTCGAGCACCCCATCCTCGCCGATGGTAGGCGTGTCGTCCTTCGGGGCCGCGGACCGCGGCACGGGTGCATCGCCCGAGGCTGCGGGAGATGACGGATGGTGTGGGGGAGGGTTGCGGCTCACCAGGAATACCACCAGGCAGACCAGGCAGACGAGGACGAGGGACGCCAGCTTCACCAGGCCGAACACCCTGGAAAGGCAACCCTTCTTCGTCGCTTCCCTCATCAGGAATCTCGTCTGGTTGGGGGATCACTGATCCTCGCCGAGCAACTTCCGCCCGGCCTTCCGGGCGTTCTGCTCCAGGATGGGGCGAAGGATCCCAGACAGGTAATCGGTCATCGACATGCCTTCGATGGACGCGAGGGTCTTGGCCCGGGACACCAAGTTGGCGTCGATGCGGACCTGCGCTGATTCTCCCGCCGGCTTAGCCGGACGACCCTTCGCCTTGCCCATCGGCGATCGCTCCGAAGCTACGGCCATCCCAAGCACCTCCGCAACAAAAGTAATTCTACATCGGCCGACACGGTCGAGTCACCTGTTGCGATTATACAATCTGCCGGCAAGCAGCAAAGGGGCAAAATCATTTTAGGTAATCGGTTGACAATGTGACAACAAAGCCGTATCATCTGGATGTCGGGTCGAACAGGTCGGCACGGCAACGAAAAAGGGCCCCAGGGGTGAATCAGACCCTTGGAGCCCGGTGTTCAGGGTGACCCCGCAAAAGGACACGCGAACAGTGTCAAGGGACGGTCAGGCTCGTCCCTTCGGCGGCCTGCCCACTGGCCCGATACGCTCCGGTAGATCGATCTTGTGCCTCTTCGCCAAGCGAGCGAAGGCGACTTCGGCGAGAGTGCTGAGGTCGTCGGTGCCTTCCGCCAGGCGCAGACGCTCCAACGCCTCGGCATAGGCGTCTGTGCATCGGAACGGAATGCGAACCTTCTCTTTCGATGGCATCGCGCCTCCGTCAATCGTGGCCCGAAAGGAGTATACCCCGGATCACTCAGGCCGGATAGCGACGCATAAAAATTTCAGGAAAAGGGGTTGACCCCTTTTCCTGAAAGGGGTATACTCCTTTCGTGGTCGAGCGGTTCGACCAGTCTAAGTGAAAGGGGAGCCCTGTGACCCATCTACAGCCCGACCCCAACCGACAGAGGATGGCACACGAGCTTATCGTTCGGTGCGTCCGTCGCTACGAGGAAGCCTTGATGGCCGCTACGGAGGTCGATTCCGCGATCCCCCGATTTGCGATGAAAGGCATGACGCCCGCCGGCCCCGAGGCCCCCGAGGCGGAAGCCTGGAGGCGCCTCCAGGCGGCGATCGACGCGGAGTATTACGCGGCCGAATCGACCCTGGCCCTGGCCATCTTCAACCTCTATGACATCCTGTCGCCCGAAGGTCAGAAGCCGGACCCGCAAGAGGACAACCCGTTTACCGCGCGTGGCTTCAAGGTCGGAGACAAGGCTTACATCGTCGATGAGGATCCTGCCCAGTCGGAGGGCGAGACCGTGGTGGTCATCCGACCGGACAGGATCGTATCCCTCTCGATCGGGGGCTGAGATGGATCGGAAGTGCTACAAGTGCGGGCAACTCAAGCCGGCGACCGTCTTCGGCGGCGATCGTTCGCGCCCGGATGGCCTGACATTCGTCTGCACACCATGCCGTAGGGCCATCTATCGCCTCAACGCGCTCTCCATGACGAGGAAATGCATCGAATGCAGCCAAGTCAAGGGGAGGGAACTGTTCAAGGAACTTGCGAGGAGATGCCTGGAATGCGAGGGCCGGCTATTCGGCGGGCAATCCCGGCGTTGCCGCGACTGCAAAGCTTTCAAGGACCAGGAAGAATACGCGGCGAACCCAACTCGGAAGGGGGGCCGAGACGACTGCTGCCGTGAGTGCCGCGCCCGTCAGAGGACGGAACCTATCAAGAATGCGGCCGACCGAGCGAGGTGCAAGAGGAACGCCAGGAAGTTGCGGATGGCCGCCCTCGTCCGCTACAGCGGCCCCGTACCTTGCTGCGCCTGCTGTCGCGAGGCGAACCTCGAATTCCTCCAAATCGATCACATCAACGGAGGCGGAACCGCTCACATCAAGGAACTTTTTCGGCAAGGGATGACCTTTTACCGCTGGCTTCACGGGGAAGGCTATCCCGAAGGCTTCCGGGTGCTCTGCTCCAACTGCAATTTCTCCCTTGGGCACTACGGTTATTGCCCTCACGAACGGCATCGGCCCAAAGCGGCCGGGCGCCCACCCGTCAATCATCGCGCATGAAATGGGCCGCCCCGCGATGGCACGCGGGACGGCCCTGTTGGATCGCACCCGTCACCTTCTATGAAAGGCTCGAATCCGCTATGAGTCTAACCTACTCCCCTTCCCCGGTCCAGTCGGACCTCGCGATCGCCGACCGCCTGGCCTGGCTCAACGACAGCCCCGCCAACGAGCCCGGCGATTACCGCCCGGGCTGGGATCGCGACGACTTCGAGCCCACCACCGGGGACGATGCCTGGTGGCTCGGGTTCAGTCTCGGGTCCAAGGGTCACGACGTCGAGCCGCCCGCCGATTACTCCCGGGACCTCGAGTCCGCCTTCCGGGCCGGCCTGCTCTCGGGCCGCGACAACTTCATCGGCGAGATGCTCGAATTCGACGCCCTGGTCGACGAGATGTACGCGGAGCGCGAGTCCGACGGCCGGATCACCGACGCCGACGTCTACCCCCACGGGTATTGCTGATCCGGATCCACCCGCCCGGCCGGGCCCCCGGCCGGGACTTCTTCGAAGGAGGGCCGGATCATGGATCGGACGACCGACGCGACCGTCTTCATTTCACGCTATCTCTGCTGCGGCGAGGCGCTCGCCCGCGAGGTCCTGGCCGCCATGCTGCGGGACCCGATCTGGGAGCGGCTGACCTGGAAGTCCCTGCAGGCGGTCCGCCGCGAGCGGGCCGCCTCGGGCGGCGAGGATCCGCTCTGGGACCTGTCGGTCCCGCCGCCGGTGGACATGGGAGGGTGCGCACCGTGACACGCAGACACTTCCTCGACCTGCGCAAGGGCGACCGCTTCCGGTTCGTCGATGGGGGGCCGACCTACCGCCGGGCCGAGGACGTCGGCAAGGGCGAGGAGGCGCGGGCCCGACTGGAGCGGCTCCAGGGCGACCGCTGGGTCCACGCCGGGATGCAGGAATACGACGGGTGCATGGTGATCCCGATCGAGGACGACGATTCGCGGGAGGGCGTGTCGCCGTGATCGGGACGCGGTCCGGGGCCGTCGTCCCGACGGCCCCGGCCGCCTATGGCTTCGATGCCTTGAGGCGGGCGATGACTTGCTGGATGACCTCGGACAATTGCTCATCCGTAGCCTTGATGGGGTATTCGATCCCGTGCGATGCCAAGGCCCCCTCGATGATCGGCTTCAGGACCTCGCTGGTGAACTGCGTGGCGTTCTTCTTGTAGATGGACGACAGCACCATGATTCCATCATAAAGATCCTCATGAATCCTGATGGATTTCGAAGGCGGTTCCGTCTTTGGGCGAGGCATTTTGTTTGGGTCGCTTCTACCGGCCATCGGGTTTCTCGCGGAAATGGAATTGTAGCGGCGGGACATGGCTACCGGAAGCTCATTGTAGCGGCGCCGCATTATCGCGACAATTACAATTCCGCCGCAAACACGATCATCGGATTCTTGCGTTATTCCAATCCTGCTACACAATCAATATACTCGAACAGTCGGGTTGCGCACCGAGGATCTTTCGCCCGTATCCGGGAGTACCTTCCCATGCCCCTCGACCCGGCCGAAGTCGAGCACCTCCGGTCGCTCTGCCTGGCGGAGCAGCTCGACTGCTACGACGACGCTTGCTTCACCGAGCACGCCCTGGTGGACCGGCTCCGCTGGCAGCGGGAAGTGAAAAAGGCGCTCAAGGTGCTCCTGATCCCCCGGATGCTCGCGGAGAGGGGCCACGGGACGTTCACCGCGGCCAGCGGCAACGAGCTCAAGGTCCACAAGGACGGCAAGGGGCTGGAGCGGTCGCCCGCCGCCCCCACCCCCACGCCCGCTGGAGGGATGCCATGATCGAGCCGATCGCCCCCGGGGCCCCTGCCCCGCCCGAGACTCCGACCCACCGCCTGGCCGACGACTTCCTCCGCGCCGATCTCCTGGCCGCCGGTTGCCCGCCCGGGCCCCGCAAGTCCGCCGCCAGGGCCCAGGCCGACCGGATCGCCGCCGTCATCGCCTCCCGGGTTCGCCCCGGCACCGCCCTGGTCCGGTCGCGGTGCGTCCTGATCCCCGGCGACGTCGACGGCCGGGTCGGGATCCGCGTGTTCCCCCTGGCCGACCTCGACCGCGAGGCCGAGCGGGACCGCATCGACTCGCTCGCCGAGGCGGCCGACCGGGTGGCCGGGGGGCTGCCG